CTGAATTATAAATACGCATATAACAAAATAAAGTGTTAAAAATATACCACTGCGAAAACACAGTTGATATAATTGAGTGAAATGCCTATAAAATGCACTATACACTACGACTTTATTTTTCGAAGGAGAAAAAACCTGGTTAATGCCAGGATGTAATAAAACAGGAGGCTCAATTGGTGGTTCGACATGAGGTTGAACGTCAAGTACGTTCATAACAGGCACCAATGGCTCAACAACTTCCTGTTGATTGTTGTGTAAATTGGGATGGACAATGTCAGGGTTGATGATGTTATTTGGTATCACATCGTTGTGAGCTGCGCCGCGGTTTAATCCAGGGAGTAGCCGAACAACAATATTACGTAAAGCCAACGGAACATCTAATGCAACCAGTCTGTGTATCAAATTATCATCATCTGCAACAACCTCATTAAAAAATTGTTGTAATAAATGTATATTTGGGACATTGTCAGCATCACGGTTTTGATGCAACAAATTGTACAATGGACGCGGTAAACGCACATTACGTTCTCTTCGATTATTGCCGTTTCGAATGTTGTTGTTGTTCTGTATAATATTAGGTTGATGGACAACTTCAGCATAAATCGGAGCAGGATGTGCAACGATTGGTTCAGGATCTAACAATGGAGCTTCTCTAGCTCTACCATCAACTCCATCATTACCATGCATAAAGCGGTCTTCATCAAGTTCGTCGTTTAATAAGGCGCGAGCTGGGTTTCCCACAGGGGCATTCCTTCTAAATACAACAATTTCGTTATGTAAAATATTGTTGGTAACCTCTATAATTACAGAACCATCCGCAATTTCAGGTGCAAAAGCAACGTTTGCAATTCTAAAAAATAATGGATCTCCCACAATTAACTGAGTGCGAACAACTAAAATGTCATCCCTACGCTGTCCAACGACTTCGAGGAATCTTGTAACACGCAACACTTCAGCCATATCTAAACCTCGCATAGCTTCATACACAGGAATGTGTTGTAATAATGCGGGGTGTCGTACAGCTGCATTGTGTAGTGCAACAATCATTTGGTCAATGTTCATTATGTTGCAACCCAGTTAATAATTCTGTGGCAACCGTAATGAGAATTACTAACATATTTAAATAATTTTTTATTGTTTCGACGAGTTTCCAGTCTTTGAACTTCATCTAATTTCACAACACTAATACGTTCAACTAGCGGGGTGAAAGGTTTTCTACAAACATAAAGGATAAATCTATTCATGGATACTATGGGGTGAGCTATTGTCAAAGTGGGACGCCCGATCCTGTACTTTTATATTAAAAAGCCTAAAATAAAGGTGTTGTATGTCTCATATATTTGTTAAATGCTGCGTTCATTCGGTCAACACAAGTTTTTCGTCCCTTACTTGTGGTGCAATAATCCGACTGGAAAAAATTACACTCCCATGGGCACACAATATAATCTCAATACTATTGTTTTTATTATTTACTACGGCTAAAATTATTCTTGATTAGCAGGTGTCTATTAAAAGCGAAAACAAAGATGTAAATATCGAATTTACTAATGCAACACGTATCACTAAATAGTGATATAAGTAATCTTATAAAAAGAATACATATTATGTAATAAATACATAAAATTAAAGTTGATCTTCATCAAGGGTTATTGTGCACTTTGATACACAATGATAGTGAAGACTACTGTGTATGGCTAAAATTGCCAACACGACCGTGCATATGGTTGAAATCCAAAGCAAGGCCAGCTCCTGTTCAAAAAATTTTATTGAGTAGCTTGTGTATGCCCGAGTTGGCGGCCTTCTTGAGTGAAGGACCCGCCAACTTCATAACTTCAGCACCCATAAATCCAGCGCCAGCTACATATGGACTTTTACTATGTTGCATTGATACTAAAC